ATCTCATCCGCTATGATTTGGTCCACGCTTGGTCCCCCGAATACTTTGAGCGATGCGAGGTTCGCTGTATCGGAGTTCATTCTACCCACCGCAATGAGTACGCCTCCTGCGATGACCACGTCCCCGGCGGTCGAGGTTGTCTGTATTGCGGTTGGGTTGTCTGCTTGCCAGTAGAAGTATGTCGTTGCTGCCATAGTGAAATTCCCCGAGTTTGTCGAGTAATCAGTCTTGCTGGTGGTGGTTCCTATGGACACGACTCCAGAGGTCCACGCTATGGTTCGATAGTCGGTTGCTGTGAATACTACGGTGGTATTCCATCCGGTGAGCCCTCCGCCTCCTGTCCCAGAAGTTATGACCCATTCTTTCCCGGTCCAGTATTTCGTCTCTCCTGTGGCACTATTGACATATACCGTCTGGCTGTTCGGATTCTTCGGCTCAGTGTTAAAGACTACGTTGGTGTTCTCGAGAAGCGAGATTTGCCTACGTAGTGCAATAATCTGATTTTGAAGATCGGCCATATTAGATGGTTTTAGCGAGGCGGGTAAAGAATTGCTCGTGCGTGCTGAACTTTGGTGATGCGGTCGCCGGGAAGCTGTACTTGTATTGGATATCGTATGCCCTTCGGTTTATCGGTATCTTGATACGTCCGTCCGTGGCGATGCTTGCCGAGCTGAATTGCGTGAGTGCCCCTCCGTCAAAGGCTATGGAAGTCGTGACGGTGGTGGCTGATGGGATGAAATTGACGTAATCCCGGTTGTAAATCTTCGGCTGATTGTGATTCTTTTGCGTTATACGGCCCGTTGTGATTTCGCAGGTTATAACCGTCCCATCATCGTCCGTTCATCCAACAGTGAGCGATTTTGTAGGGGTTCCGAGGTATACCACGCCCGAGTGTACCATCGCTGCGGTGATGTTCTGTGGGAATTGGTAGCGAGTCCATACCTTCGTTTTTAGTATGGCACTCTGTAGGATATCGTACACGAACACCTCGTTTCCTATCGAGCAGAAGTACTTGTTGTCGTCCACCCATCCAACGGCTGCAAGGAGTTCGGCGGCGGAGTGTGCGAGGATCTGGTCGTTGATATCTCGAGAGAGTGGGAGTCCTTCGTCTATGCTCGAGCTATCCAGAGAATTGACGGAGTATATCCCTCCGAATCCGAGGAAGAAGTGGAAGTTGTTTCCGCTTGCGATTGAGCCTTGGGATATTGCCCCCACGTGACTTGATGCATTGATGAGCGAGAAGTTGTCCTCGTTGTCTCCGGTGATTCTCGTCCGGGAGTTCTTCTTATGTACCACGATCTCCTCCAGTACCTTCCTGAGTCCCACGATGGAGTCTCCGTCCGGGTTGATTGGGAGATAGTTGTCCTTTGGGAAGTACTGGGTTCCGAGGCTGGATATGTAGACGAGGTCAGAATCACGGCGGGAAGCAAAGAGACGATTGTGTGCCACCTCGAGAGAGTGCCACTTGGTCATAGTTGAAAATGTCGTCACTGTTGTCCCATCGTACTTGAAGACGGTATCAGTTCCGTTCGTCACGATGACGTGCCCAGATATCTCTCGGATATCGAATACGCTCGTTGCATCGGGAGTGGTCTCGAATATTCCCTCCACGTATATGGTCGTCAAGTCGTTCGAGGTAATGAGCTTTTCTTGTCCCGATCCAGTACCGCTCGTTATTCGGAAAATTTTCCCGGCGTATGCGTTCAAAGTCATTCCTCCTCCTGACTTCACCACGGTTCGGCTGGTTGAGTCGGCGGTTGCGGTCCCGGTAGTCAGAGCTGCGGTCGTGAGGTCCGAACAGTTGAAGGATACTATGAGAGTCGTGATATTAGATATCGCCTGTACGTTGTTCCACATTCCCCCAGAATACTTCTGAAGCTGAGTCCCGTATGCTCGGACGATAATGTCCCCGGATTCCTTCTTTATTACCCCGTATCCGTTCACTTGACTTGCCCCGGATGCACCCATTATCGTGGTTCATACTCGCCCTTGCGGACCAGTATCGAACATATTCACATTGAGTCCATCTAAAAACTTCCCCTTGCCGAGGCGGAGGGGATCATTCACTGTGTCCATTCCCGCATTCAGTAGGAATATGGCAGATTCTTGGTTTGTGGGCTGTGGACGATATTGCATATTCGGGTGAGTTAAATGCTTGCGAGCTTGTCGTTCATGAGAGCGTTCGCCAGAGCAAGGGCATTGCCTGCTTCTACATTCTCACGGGTCTGTCGGTAGTACTCAAAAAGAGCAAATGCGGGTATACACCTATGGAGTTCTGACGGGAGTGCCGGTTTGTCATCTTCCCCGGAGAGTTCTGTGATTACCGGAACATATGAGATGTAGAGAGTCGAGTACAGGTCCTGAATATAGATACTCTTCGCCCCCTCTATCCCTCGCACCTCATAGTTGTGGTACTGTGAGTCATCTTGGAGAACTGATGGGAATATATTCAAGTCGCTCTCTGTAGAGAATGCCTCGGTCGATACGATGTTCACCATGTCAAAGTCCACCGGGAGTGCTCCGACCTTGTTGGTTATCGTCACTGCGGCTTTCTGGGTGGATATGTATGGTCGTACCTTGCTCGAGTTTTTGAGTTTGTCCCAGAGTGTTTCATAGGCATCGTTAAGTGCCTGCTTGTTTTTTGTCCCTCAGGCGATCCAGTCGGTAGAAGTATCGAGGTGGAGACCTGCGAGTTCTGCTTGGAGTTGTGCGAATGTTTTTGCTGCCATGGGGCGGGGTGGTTATGATTTAATCCTTTCGTTTATTCTGACGACCTCGTTTTTCAGGTCAGCCATTGATACGTTTTGCTTCTCGTTGACTTCGATAAGTTGCTTCATTATTTCTCGGTTTTTGTCCAGTTCACTTTTTAGAATCCAGATTGCGAAGAATGATATCCCAGATATCCCCCCTTGCACGATGATCTTGGCTATCTCAACATCCATGATGCGGCAGTTAATACAAATAAGAGGGCGATAAGAGCGTATATAATCCAGTGTTTTATCGAATGGCTCTCATTGTATTTCTTCAGGAGTCCGAGTGCAATCTCGTTCTCCCGTATCCTCTTTTCCATCATTAGCAATCTGTCGAATTTCTGATCGGAGATTACCTGATTTTTTATAATGCTATCGACCTTTCTGTCGATACGTTCCAGTATATTTGCTTCCATGATTACTGCTCGTTAGGGATAGAAGGTTCCACGGTTTCTGGTTTTTCGTTCTTTGTCTGTGCTTTATGGACATAGAATGCCCCGAATACGTTCCCAACGATGACGAGGAACTGTGGGTCTACCGGCTTTCCGACAATGGCCAGGTAGCAAAGGGTGCTTGCTACCATAAAAAACACAATGTCTGCCACGCTAACTGATTTCATGGGGTGGAATGGTTATATATTAAATGTCTCTTACTCATGCAAAATCTCCGTTTGTTTTCAGGAGAGTGTACATTTCAGCTATCGTGAATGTCTGACTCTGGAAATCAGAGAAATTGTACGAAGCCTGCTTGTATGTGAATTCCTTTGTGGAGTTCGTGTAGAAGTTCACGAGGAGGGACACAGTGTAGAGTTTCCCGGATGCATTGGACCCGGTCTCCACGATGTTCACTCCTGCGATCTTGATGTACAATTCTGTCGGGAATCCGAGGACTTCCCCTGCCTGTGATAATGCCATAGTAAGAAAGATTATTGATAAATAAGATTATACGAAGTTCACCCAAACGGTGGTTCATGTACAATAGGCTGGTTTGTTTGCAGCACCGTTATAACATATGTCTCCAGCAGTACCGCTGAGTGTTCCGTTTGGGTCTGTTCAATTCGATACCCATAATGTAACACCTGCGTAGTTGGCAATTTTCTTGAAGTTTGTCGATACTACCGCATTTTGTGTGACTGATATTGGAGCACCTGTAGAGCTCGCACCCTGTACTATCAATAAAGGAGTAACAGAATCTGTAAGAGTTCCCAGAGAAGCACTCGTTGCATTTTCCAATTTCAGAACACTTCACACAGCAGTTAAATGTCGTCAAGAAGCGTCAGTTGAATTTGTACGTTTTAGATATCAGAGATTGAAATTATCCGATATTGTTCCAGTAATTCCTCCGAGTCTTCATATATCAATATTTATATAGTCCTTTGTCCTATTTACCCCAGCATTTGGACTTTCTCCGCTATAGTCAATCAGTGTCGCGAGAGTACCACCGCTGAGTTTTAAAAGGTATCCTGTCAATGTCACGTTTCCATCAATATGTACTCATTTTTGAGAAGCAGAAGCTCATTGTGCTAAAACATACAAGCAGGTATGCCCCTGTGCACTTGTACCTGAATTTATTTTTTGTATTACAGTTGCTCCAGATTGAGTATTGGAGAGAGTGTAATTTACGAGACCATTTGTACTCGTATTTACGCTTGATTTTCCGTATACTGAGAGTGCCGTTCCTGCAGCTCAGTTCTGTATTATTCCAATACCACTACCTACCAGAGTAGCTGTAGTCCACTCAGTAGATTGGTTATTTACAAGTATACCAGTGTTTGACCCAGAACCAGCATTCTGAACATTGTAAACATCGAGTCCTATGTAATTATACGCTGAGTTGTTATTAAATGTCTGGTTTGCAGACGTCGCGAGTCCAGATACTGCACCGAGAGCCTGTACCGATTCTCCACTTGACTGATCATTGATACTTATTCCTATGTTATACGGTGCAATAATACTCAATGCACATCATCCTATTAATGCTGTACGCCTGTCGAGTACCATGAGAGTCTGCTGATTTCCTTGTGTGGTACCCATAGACATATAGAAATGTCCTCCAGCTGCCGTGTGCGATGCTGCTGAATCTGGTATTACAATGTTTATTGATTTTCCAGTAGAAAGTGCTGAAGGTGTAAATTTCGCAAGATCATACGATGGAGTGAGCGTACCTACTGTCTGGGTATCGGTACCGGAGAACTGAACAAGTGCCCCTTGTGCGAGAAGGGTTCCACCGGATTGGTTCATTACGTTTGTTCTCGAGAAGGAGAATCCTATGAAGTTGTCGGTGATACTCGATGCGGTCGTATGTGTTCGGCTGATTGCAAGCGATGCCTGAGTAGTAGTGGTCCCTACGAGCGTTCCAGAGGCAGTGTGTGCCATTGTGAGGAATGGCTTATCTCCGGCGAGGTCTGTTGTAGTCATTGCGAGTCCAGTTCCTGAGCCTGATGATATGGATGTTCCCCATGCCATACCTGCGACTGTTCACCAGCTCATTGTACCATTTGCGAGACACGATAGGTATTGCCCGTCTGTCGGTGCGGTTGCTGGTAGGATGTATGCGATGGTTGCCCCGGTTACTCCGCTTGTGATCGTGAGAGTGTTTGCGTTGGTTGCGTTCTTAAAGATGATTGCTCCTGCTGCCGATGATGCAGTTCCGAGAGTGAGTGAAGATGCGGATGCGAATGTTCCGGTAGTACCGGTATATGCTCCAGCTCCTAGGGCTCCTGTTACTGTAACGGCTCCTGCGAATGTCACGCTCTTGTCGTTCTTTGCTGTGATTACGGCTGCTGGTGATACTGACCCATCTGCTGAGAGTGATAGTACCCATTTCCCCGGTGCGGATGCATCGGATATTGAGCCTGTATCGTCTACGGCGAATGACATTTTCCCGAATACCTTGTAGTTAGTCCCAGCGTATCCTGCGGCGTATATGCTGAAAATATTCTGTCCTGCTGTCAGGGCGGTGTGGCTTGACGTGTTGCTATTCGAGCGTGTTCCGAGGAGAAGTGGCTCGAGAGTGGTGGAATGTCGGTGGATAACTGTCTGGGCTACGTTCGATCCTGCTATGTCGGACACATTGAAATTTGCCTTGTAAGTCGAACCGTTGATGTTTATCCCCGATCCTTCCGTTCCTTGGTTTCCTATAGATACTTTGGCAGCTGCTACTGTCCCCGTGAATGTAGGATCTGCAAGAGTGGCATAGTTTGCGATTGTAGCGAAGGCACCAGTCCCGAGGGATGCGATGGTCGCATAGCTTGCAATCGTTGCGTATGCCCCCGTTCCAAGGGTTCCTCCAGTTCCGATATTCAGGGTTGACCCGTCCGTACCTGCGAGAGTGAGCGTGTTGGATACGGAAAAAACCTTTGCCGCTGTGAGGGTAAAGGTTCCGGTTGTCGTGGTGATCGTCAATCCATTCACGGATGTCGGAGTGATGGCTCCGAGTGTGAAGGTGAGTTCTGGGGTGGTTGTCGGGTTCGTGATGGTTGCGGATATTCCGTTGGCTGTCGCTACGGATATGGTAGTCACGGTTCCGTCACCACCACCACCTCAACCACCTCCTTCGAGGACGGCTACTTGTTCTGCGATGGTATCCCCAGATGCCGCATACGATTCTCTTTTGTTGTCATTAATGTTGCTCATAGAAACAATGGGTTAGAGGGATAGAATATTTTTAACGTTTTCGCTTCAATACATCTTGTTCGATTGCCTCGCAAGATCGTTAGAGTTTCATGGCACGGAAGTACCGGAGGCGATTTGGGAGCATTTGCGTGCAATTGCCCCGTCAACCGTTTTGTACCCTTCTCTCTCGTCATCGTTAATATTGCTCATACTATTGAAGTTTGGATTTAAGTTCTTCTACTCACCATCCGTTGAATACCTTTTTCTGGAATTTCTCCTCGTACTGCTTTCGTAGTACTGCGAGTTCTTCTATCTCAGGTTTCACGTCTGGAGTATTCATTGCTTCCTCCTCTTTCTTCATGGATTCGTCAGCCATGTCGAATGAGTCAGGAGTGGTGCATTGTGCCAATAGGTCGTTTGCGATGAATCTTCGGTGTTCGTCTGTAATCTCGGGAATCTGGATGGCCTGACCTGCGATCTGGATATAAGTGTTCAAAGCCTGTCGAAACACGCTCATCATGTTCTTTGCCATGTCCTGTGCGTATGATGCACTAGAGACTTCGTTTTGAGCGGCTACACGGCGATCCTCTGCCTTCTGGCGTGCCTCGTTAATGTCGTTCATGAGTTTCTCGGACCCGGCTCGTGCCTTGTTGATTTCATCGAGGATAGCTCGGTTTTCGTCTACTGCCTTGATAGCCTCGTCTCGCATCGCCTCGAGGTGGAGCTTCTCTTTCTGCTGTGCTGCTCGTTCTTCCTTGATAGCATTGATTTGTGCGTTTCGGGATGATTTGTTCTCGAGGATCTCGAGCTCTCGAGCTTTCATTTCCTCTTTCTGTTCCTCTATCTGGCTCTTAAGCTTTGCGGATTCCTCCTTTTCTGCTTTGAGTTCGTCCTTTTCCCGCTTGATTGCGGCACGTTCCATCGCCATCATCTCTCGTTCGTTCTCGAGTTCTTCGAGTTCCTCGGATGATACGGCCTTCACCTCTCCGGCACGTGCTTCGATGCTCGCTACCTTCTGCTCGTGTGCCTTTTCCATAGCATCGATTTCGTCCTGCTTGGCCTTTTTCTGTTCCTCTAAATGCCCGATACTATCAGACAGTGATTGCAGTTTCCCTACGGTGTCCTCGTAGTCTTTCACCTGCTTTTTGAGGTATGTGTTTTCCATGATAAGGTTCTGGAATCCGTCTACGGCTTCTGCTGTTCCTGACATAATGATGTGGGTAAGGTAATAATTTCCAGCCGAGGGAGTAGGTTCTTAGCCTCCCGATCCCCCGGATTGTAAACGGTTACACTACTGCGTAGCTGTTTCCTCCCATGATAATCCATCCAAGAGTCGTGAAGAACTGGAGGATTACCGAATCTCCTGCAGCATTGAAGGTTACGGATGTGAATCCGGTCTTTGTTGCTGGGGTGATAGTGGCAACACCAGTTGACGATTTCATGATGATGAACATGGTTTGTCCGGCAACACCGTCTGCGAGTGTGAAGATGTCTCCACCTGCATCCGCATCGATATTGTGAACGGTCTTCGTGAGGTCAAGGGCAGTGGTTGTTCCACCTGCTGCGATTGTCTCTGTAGCTGTGAAGATGAGCTTTGCTGCGATACCAGCCGTGAGAGTAAGAGCTCCAGTGATTGTAGTCGCTGGGGTGATTACCACGGACGTTGCGTTCGTTGCACCGATGGCGAGAGCCGCTGCTGTTGAGCGATCTACTCCTCCGTTTGCATAGAATGCTCCGGTATTCGTCAATGCACCTGTTACGGTAGTTGCAGGAGTGATTGTCACGGCTCCGGTTGATACGGACCCGATGGTGATTGTTCCTGAACCCTTTGCATTGATTGTCAGTGCTTCATCAGTTCCAGAGGAGATAACCGCAAGTGCGAGACCTCCTGATGCTGCCGCTCCGGTGATGGAGAGACCTGTTGCAACGGATGCCGTATTTGCGTTTACCTTAAGAACTGGGTTTGTAGCACCATTCGCTCCTACTGCAAGAGCCGAAGCACTTGTCGAAGCGATGGTTACTGTGTTGTTTACCGCCAACGCCCCTGTTTGGGTAGTTGCTCCAGTTACTGCGAGGGTTCCAGATACCGTAGTGGCAGTCGCTGCGATTGCAACGGTTGTACCCGCGATATTGAGAGTCCCATCCGATGCGGATTGGAGGAATGTGGTGGTATTTCGGAATTGGAGTTTTACGCTGGTGTTGAACGTAAGAACGGCAGCTACCGAAGTAGTGGCGTTTACGGTAAGCGTATCTCATGCCGTATCCCCGATTACTGTGTTACCAGTAGTAGTGAAGTCGGTTGTCGTTTCCCCTGCGAACGCCTGGCTTGCAGACGTGATTGCTGGAACATGGAGTGTCTGTGTGACTGGATCGTAGTAAAACGAAGGGTCAGTACCCATCAGTCCACCCGGTCCCGCAAAGGGAATCTCTTTGTATAGTACGGTTGCACTCATAGTGAGATTGGGTTTGGTAAATAAAAAGTGAGAGGAGTTACCCTCCCCCGGTGATTATACTGACTGGTAGTTGATTTGTCCTCCGAGTTTTCGAGAAGAGAATGTACCGAAGTTGTAGTATGCGGCACGAATTGTTTCGTAATTCGTAGTTCCGGATACACGAGCGAGTACTCCACCCTCTACGAATGCATCCTCGAAGAGGTCTGCACAGAAGAGTTGATCCGTATCCAAGAGAAGCACTGTTCCGTATGGAAGAAGGCTGTCATAGAAGATAGGAATCGGAGCCGAACCGTATGCAAACATAAGACCTGTGTGCCCTGTTCCGAGCTTGGAGGTGTATTGTGCTTGTGCTGGGTTTGACTGGTTGGTGATAGTCACGGAGTCGGTATACTTAGCGTACACGTCATCGGATACCACGAAGTACTTCATTCCGTTCTTGTTGTACTTGGTTACTGCGATGTAGAGGTCTCGGAAGTCCTTGATGATCGTTGCAGCCGTAGCCTTGTCGTATACAACGGACTTCATGTATGGAGTCGTTGAACGAGTAAGACCTTGGATGGTTGTGATTGCAGGGAAGAGAGTTCCATCGTCCACGAGTCCAAGAAGACCCATTGGAGTATTTCCGTATTCACCCTTAAGGCGGATATACCATGTATCGGAGTTGTCTCCGCCGTGGTTATTCGCACCTGCTGCGGACCCGAGAGTCTTGGAAGCGGTGAAAGTGATGGAAGTGTCGGAGTTTACGGTTGCGATGATAGCATCTGTGTGAGTCCCTGCCAAAAACTGTGCAGCGGTTCCGATAGATACTTCCTGTCCTTCCATAAACACCTGAAGTGCTCCGAGAGAGTATTTCTTCTGGGATGCAATCGTTCCTGTTCCCTTAGCGAGGACAGTATGAGTTGCAGAAGATACGACTCCGTCTGCGAGTGTTCCGATGATACCAGTTCCGTCTCCACGAATGTGGCGACCTTTGGCTCTCATCATTGATTGTCGGATTTCAAGCCCGTATGCTGCGGTAGCCTCTGTGAGTGCTGCCTCGCTTCCGAGTGTAACTTGGATTGCTTCATGACCGATAAGAGAACGAGCACGAACGTATTTTGGTACGACTGTCATTTTCTCAAAACTGAGGTCTGAGTTAATCAAAGCTCCTCCTTCTGCTCCTGCGTATGCAGTCATTCCAGAGTTCTTAGAAGTAATCTCAAAACTGTTGTTTGCCATGTTTCGTTTTACTCCAGCTCGATTGAGTCCGGGAGTGTTTACGACATCCTCGAGGAGGACATCCTGCCATCCGATCTGGTCTTGGATCGTTGGTTCGATTTGCTGTTTCAGGAGGGCCTGAAACACTGCGATATCTGCTGCCATATAAAGTTGGGGCTATAAATATAAAGTAGGTGTTTAGTATCCGAATACCTTATGAGCCTTGAATATCTCTGCATTTCTTTCTTCCTGAGTCTGGGCTCGGCCTAAATCTGTAGGCTTTCCTCCATCTCCGGGTGCAAATCCTTTCGGCTTTAAGAGTCCGAGTACCTGTTCGGATCGAGAGAGAAGTATGAGTTGCTCTCGTGTGATCCCCTTAGTGTCCAGAGCTTCGAGTGTTGCTTGTAGATCCTTTCGGCTTGGTGCTTCGATTCCGAGTTCCGTGAATTTCGGTACTGCTTCCTCTACCTGCTTGAAGAATGCTTCTTGCTCTCTCTCGTATTGGATCTGCTCGAGTGTTTCGGCGAGTCATAAATCCTTTACGTGCTCTTTTAATCCGTCCTTGATTCATTGCTGAATCTTATATTCGATGGATTTTTCCCCTGTTGGGTCAGTTTCCTCATCGAATGTTGGTTTTGGAGTCTTTAATTGCTTCTCCAATTCCGCCCTGTCATGTTCTGCCTTGATTCTTAGCTCTCTCTCTCGAGAAATCTGATACCGAGTGGCAGCTCCGTCATCCTTTGGGGGAGTTGGAGGGGTTGTCGCTTGTGGCGTTGCCTCAGGGTTAGTTGATACAGGTGTACCTTCTGTAACCGCAGGGGCTACTACTACTGGTTCCGACATAATGTGTTATCGTAAAAAGATAAGCATTTTTTAGAGAGTTTTGTCTCTCGCATTTTTGGTCGGGTTTTGTCCCGATTTGTGTCTATGTTATTCTACCTCCTTTGCTTCGTTGTCAAATATTATTGTTGCATTGGCTTCTGTGGTGCCATACTGGGGTCCATTGATACCTGTAGAAAAGCATCGTGTTGCTTCATGTGATTGATTACTACCTGTGCCGCTGGGCTCTCTGGTGGAAGCGATTGTAAGAGAGGTCCATGCAATCCATTATGGAGTTGGTGATTATCATTCTCATTTACATTCATGGCCTGTCCTGTCATCATCTTCTTGTTTTCTCCTTCGGCAATTTGGATATCTGGATCCGCTTGCTTGTCGAGTTCTTCTTGGATCTCATCGGATATATCGTTGGTAACCCCCATAATCTTGGTTATCATAGATGGTGGGAATTGTGTATCTGGGTTGAATTTCTGTATCATTCCGAGAATATCTATAGCATCCATCTTCTTTGCCACTTCGTCAAAGGCATCACGTCCAGTAACCGAGACTTTAACCTTTACGAGCTTATGAGTTTCTGGTTTGAGTACTATGTTCTGTCCGAGTTCTTCGGAGTAGAGTCATTCTGTACCATATATAGAGAACATTCTGAGAAGGATCCGGGTAACTCGAGTCATGTATTTATTCAGTTCGTTCAGGGCGATTCCTATATTGTTCTTGCTTCCTGCCTGTAGTGCTTGTATTGCTCTACCCGAGGCATTGGCACCCGTTGAGCTTGTCCCCATGATGTCTTGCTTCATTCCTCCTTCTTCTTCTGCCTGTGCCATCATCATATTGAGGAACTCTATGTCAGCCTGTGAGATTGCGAGGAGTTCTGCTTGTTTTGGGAGTTCTTGTGATTCTGCCACCTCTATGACTTCGATCCCGAGTGCATTGAGGAGATTTCCTGAGCCTTTCGTGAGTTTTGTACCGGATCGGATATATACGTATCGTCCTCATGTCCGCACGATGTTTGCAAGTTTTGCGAATAACTCGTTGATTTCTCGCTCGAGAGGGAGCATATCTACGAACCATCCTCGTGGGTAGAGTTTATCCGGGTCTCCCATTGGTGAAAATGAGGTAACAGGGAGAAACTTCATACCATCTATCAGGATCTTTTCGAGAAAGAGACTACGAGTAGTGATAACCTTCCAGAGTTTCGCCTCATCTCCCTCTCATTCTACGTATAGTCCTTCTCGAACGAGGATTGTTTGTGGCTTTGGCTTCTCTACGAGGAGACACTTCTTGGCGTTGGAGTCTGTTTGTTCTCTCTCGGTCCCTATGTCATCCCATTTGATTGGCTTTCCTTTCCCATCTACTGGATATTTCTTTTTGAGTGCTTCTTTGTCCTTGGTATAGGTAATGAGGAACTTCTTTACATCTGCCGGTCGGCGTGCATCGGTGTCGATGTACGTATCGAGTGGGTCGTATGACTTGAATTTATACCCTTCACCCTCTACAAAGTATACCATGGTCCAGCATATCGCTCGATGGAATCAGTAGAATATCGTATCATCCATAATAGTATCATAGAATCCCTCATTGTCCTCTGTTCCTCCCTCGAATACAGTATTGAGTGCTTCACGTACATTCTTCAAGTCTGCCTCCTCTGCTTCTTCTGATCATTCGGTAATAACATATTGAGGCTCGTTATTACGCAAAAAGTTCCCGATCACTCGGTACTGGCGTTTTACGAGGTTCAGGAATACTGGTTTGTTCTTGGCTCTTCCGATACGTCCATTGGATTCTCCGGTGTTTCGGTTTACCACGGTCGCTGGGAATTTGTTGCCTTCGTATGCGAGTGCAACGTCCTTGCAATCCTCTTCCCACGTCTTACGGTAGTCGAGGTTGTTGTTGATGAGCTCGTTCTGCAGGTTTACGAAGTCGGTGCTCGTATTGCTGTCTCCTTCTATTAGCATAGACTATGGGGGTTATGGATAACGTTCTACTTCCACCTCTTCTGGTTCCACCTCTGCTGGTGCCTTTGGTGGTTTCTCGGTCAGGGTGATATACTCCCCAAGGTCCTTGGATTTGTAGAGTATATTCAGCTGTAGTATCAAATATGTCTGTGCGAGTGAGACAAGTGTAAGCCCTACAAGGGCAACAATTACGATAGTTTCCATGGTTGGTGGGGTTATTTATGTAATTGTACCTGTATGTTGTCGATGTCAAATATTTAGTAATATTCCTCTTCCTCTTGCGGTTTGTTGCGTAAGTTGTATAGGTGTCTATCCATGAGGCTCATACCTTCCACGTCTACCTTTGGTTTCTGGTATTTCACTACGAATGGTTCATGTATTACGGCATTGTATGCGATCATGTCGGCCATCAGGAGGTCATCGTGGTATCCGCTCATCGCATTGGCTGAGTTGTCTTTGTCGTATTGATAGGTCATAATCTCACTATGAAGCTCGGGAGTTACCCATATCTCTTGGGAGTTCAGGGCATTCCGGTACTCTCGTATGATGAGGTCCTTGCTCTGCTTGGTGGTCCTGAATCCGTACTTTTGGACGAGTGATTCCTCTGGGGAGTCTTCCTTTCGCTGCTTCAATAGGTACTGGAACCACGGGTATGCCTTACATACGTTGATGAATGCGAGCCCCACGTTGTTCTCCGGGATAATTGTACCGAGGTATTGCAGGTCGTTCTCTTTGTATGCGAGTATGAAGTCCAGCTTTTGTGCAAGGATCGTCTCATTCACTCGTTCCTTGTACTGGAATACGATTTGCCCCTTGTGGTTTCGGGCAGAGATAGCCGAGAAGTCTCATGAGGCTCATCATTCGGCGATATCCACTCCTATTACTATGTCGTCCTGAGGTGGTAGGTAGAGCTTGAATCCCTCAATCTCTTTATATGGGAGCTGTATCTGTGTGAGCTTGTCCGAATCCTTGAATACTGGTGTACCGGATAGGACCTTGGGTATGAGTTGGTAGTTCTGCAGGAATGCATCGGGTCCCTCGTCTGCCTTTATCTTCTCCACCATCTCCTCAGTGAAGAAGTCCCATGTTATCTTGCCGTTGTCATCGAAGAGCGGTTGACGATAGACTTCCCAGAATGGGTTGTTGCTCTTGGTCGTTACGAATCGGCGTACTATCCCGTCTCCGAGGATGGTGTTGCCAAGGAATATAATTCTCGAGCGTTCCTTGCTCATCGCTCCGATGGTCTCGTTGTTTATCTTGGCGTAGTTCTTGTCGATGATATCCACGTTTCGTACTGAGTCCATTACGTCGATGTCATCCAGTACCAGAAGTGTCGGCCTGGACGATCCTGTCTCCTCGTCATAGCTCGATGCTCCTCGGAGTTTTTCCCCGAGGGAACGTGATACGACCTTGACTCCGTTCGTGGTGTTGAAGTTCACTACCGACTTCTTGGAAAAATCCTCCTTCATCGTCTCGAATGGGAACAGGTTACCGTAGTCGGTTACGATGCTCCGGGATACCAGCATCTTTGCCACGTTACGCACCATTTCTTCGGACCCGGTGGAGTCGAAGGATTGGATGACGATGTATGGTTCTATCTGGTAGCATATGCAGTACACGAGGTATACTTTCACGAGCTCCGTCTTCAGCGATCATCGGAAGGCTTCGAGTAGGATAGACTTGTCGGTCTCTGCCATCGTGTATATCCAGTCATCGTGGAATGGGGCGAGTTCGGATATGAAGTTCTGGATGAAGTGGTAGTACCAGAAGAGCTGGAAGTTTCCCTTTTCACGGAAAAACTCTACACGCTCACCTATGCCGGCTCGGGTGAGTTCTTCAAGTAGGTCTGTGGCTTCACTCAGCTTCATAGGCTTGCTTGGTTACGATATGGGAGGTAGTACCATAGGGGGCAGTGTGTAAAAACGTCGTGGCGGTGGCAAAGAATTGGTCTTTATTTTCTGTTATTTGTCAAATATGCCTTATTTGAGACGAAAGTATCATTTCGTGTTTTCTTGTACCCCCGCAAAAATGCTATGTTGACATACACTAAATATATTTTTATATCAGTGCCCGGATAATCAGTACTCCGAATAATCCTATGAGGAACATCCATATATCTCGCTGGGTCATACTATCTGGAGGTTAAGACTACTGCTATAATGAGAGTGATTGTCAGTATCCCGTAGAGATACATCTTCTTGGTGTGTTCTGTTCTCATGTGTTCGGTGGTTACTTGGCTATGCGTTTCTTCATGTCTCTGATTTTTTGGAGTTTCACCTCGTCTACGATGTAGATGGTTGGACCGCTTGGGGCATCATCTACTCGTTTCGTGATTCTGTTAAACTCCTTAATTGCTCCGAGTTTGTTTCCCATATCAGCATGCTGTGTCGCTACGAATAGTAGCTGTTTGTCCATGAATTCCTTGTTCAATCCAGCATCACTGAGAAGTGAGTTGATATAGGCTGTCACCTTAGGAATACTTAGGGTCTGACTTGCACATACGCATGCTGTCTTGTACCATCCTGTTTTGCTCGTGTCTATGTCGTATACTTCGAGATATGCTTGTACTCCGTTTCCAAAGAATTGCTCATCTGTAGCATATAGCTGACAGAATCTCTTTTGTCTCTTGGATAACTCTTTCCCCTCTGGCTCTGACTCTACTCGGATGAGTTCTCCGTCTGGTCATCTCTCCCGCTTTGGTTGAGGTTCTGGATTCATTATAGCATCTTCTATCGGGTCGATTGGCTCTGTCGTGGTGATCTCCGCTTTTGGTGGATTTTTCGGTGTCTTCTTCACTACCCTCCTTTTCGCCTTGGCTCTGGCTTTCTTTTTGGCAGCACTCTTCCTTGGGGCTTCCACCTTGACGGTGTCTCCCGGAGTATTTGTATCATAAGAGTGAAGAGTCATAGGTCTACGGGTTAGTATCCTTTCTTTGGTTGGTATGTTTCGTGTGTCATGCATTTTGTTGTGCATCGATCGCATTCCTTCAGGTCGTATTCCCCGGTGCGTTCCAAGATGTCAGATGCCTTCTGGCAGAATTTATCCTTTATCTCTCTTGGTGAATAGAATTCTATGCTATGCTCTCCTTGTTTTAGTTCTCGGAGCTCACTTCAGTGTTTCTTGAGTATCATATGGTAGATCGTTATCAAATACAAGAGTGTCGCAATTCAGTACTTCGTATGGTCTCTCCATCACGAGGTCGAACCCTGCCTTTGTCATGGCCTGGAGCATCTCGCATTGTTTCTTGGATTGTAGGTCGAATGTTACTCGTCACTTCTCGTCTTGGGCGATGATGTGGTTATGAGCTCGGTATATCAGGAGCATACTTGCGAATGATTATAGGCTATCCGTCTGGTGTGTTCCAGCAGGTGTTCTATTTCAAGGTCTCACATTCGCCGTTCGTGGAGGTCATCCGCTTCGGCTTCCGTGATTTCGTGGCAGGCTATCCTGTCGAGCAACGATCGTACCATGGGTTTGATTGTTAAATGGTAGCGGGAGTGCGAATCGAACGCACGGCCTACTGGTTATGAGCCAGTCGAGGTACCACTCCTCTATCCCGCGACATACCCCCGAAGGGGAATGGTTATTCTGTGACTTCTTTCGTTTCTTCGGTAGGTGCTGGAGCTTCTGGAGCCTTAGGAGCTGGAGCTTCCTCTTCGTCCTCTACCTTCTCGCTGTCCGGGAGCTTAATCTCTGGGAGTGCGGAGAGGAGTGGCTTCAAACGGATGAGGTCTGCCGCTTTGAGAACTACCTGTTCTCCGGTGAGGTCGATTACTTCTCCCTCGAGGTCGAATTCCATTGCGTTCAGTTCGTTCATTTCTGCCATGAACTTCTCCACGTTCTCTGGAGTGACCTGAATCTGGTCGTTCTCGGTAGGTGTTCCGTATTTCTTGAAGAGCTTCATTCGAAGTTTTCCGTATCGCTCCATTCGGAGGTCGAGTTGGGAGCTCATTCCGAGTACGTTCATCGCCTTTGATAGCGAGAGGTCTTGGTTCATGAGGTTGATAAACGATGCCATGAATGGTGACTGTCCTTTGGTATCCAAAATAAATACCTGATTGGTGAGTTTCATATGCGTATGGGGGTTATTGTTTAATAAAAAGCTTCGCTGGTAACTGTCCGAGTATTCTGTTCTTCTTGTCTGATACGGTTATGTAGTTGTCATATCCGTTCAGTCCGAGGGTTGAGACGATCCTCATTCTTATACCCTTGGATTCCACTGCCTTTTGCAGTACTTCTTTGTCTCCTGTCCTGAACTTCTTTTGGAGAACCATGGTGTAGTAGGCATCGATCTTCTTTTTATCGAGGACCGGCTCTTTCTCTTCTGGCTGTACTCTGAGTTTACTGTTGCTCATAGATGGATTTGGTAAAATTGAATTGTTCGTTGCTAAGATATCCGGGTTGGACTGTGAGGTTTTCTACGAGTCCCTTTGGTCCTACATAGAGCCTGTGCAGTTCTCATCGTTTCAGGGAGAGCATTATCGTTTTACCATTGAATGTTCACGAGACCGTGATTTCTCCGATCAGGGACCAATATGCCCAGTTAATCAAATTTTTCATTAGTCTCATATATCCGAATGGTTACGTAGTTAATGTCTGAGTTTTTCTTTCTGACTCTTCACTCGATTATCTTATGGTCCTCGAATCATGGTATACGTTTAGTAAGGAAATCGGAGAGGGCTTTCTCATAATTGAAAACATCCTGTACCTTCTTGTTTCAGTTCTTAAAAAAAAGAGGCATCTCGTAATCGTATTCTACTCGCAACCACTCATCTCCTGTAATCTTAAAGCCTCAGTACCGGTTCATTATCAGATTTGCTCTTTCTATCCAGTCCAGATACTCTCGGCTTTTGTATCGCTTGGCGGTTCCTGCGAACGCCTTATTGACCGATATCGGGATTGGAAGTTTGATGCAAATATGATCCATTGGCTGGTTGGTGCTTATAGAAATTTTCGAGTTCTGTATCTCTTGGTGTACCACTGATTTCTTTATAAATCAGGATTCCGACAATGATGATACAGATTATGAGTATCTTGTCAATCGTTTTGAGATTTACTTTCATAGGGAGTATCTATGGTTATCCTGCCGGGTGACTTGTACGATCTTGCAGGTGATGTAAATCCCAAGTGTAAGTCATATTGCGAGGAGTGCTATACTATACAGTATGAGGTCCTGCGGTGTGCTGAAGTGAATCATATACCTTGTTGGTTAAGGGATACGAACTCACTGTATGGAAATGTACCGACTCGTCAAGTTTAAGTGTGTATTTCCGCTTGCTAATTTGTACGAAGTGTGCGTACTATAATCTCCACCATTTCTCCCCTTGTGATGGGGTTTGTAGGGAAGGTCATCAGCACCTCTTTATCGAGTGCTCGCTTGATCATTTCCCCTGCTTCGTATCGTGTTGCCTTATCATTTCAGGCTGACCCATTCCATATTCCGAGCTTGATTCCAACGCTCGCTTCGCTGAGTTGTGCTGCATTCGGGTCCGTAGTCGCTCCGAGGTTTCTCGCTCGTACTACCATTGCGACACATTCGCTTCTGGTAGCTGGCTCATCTTCTCGGTCTCCGTTCCATAGCTTCATCTTCTTTCCCTCGAGACGGTCGAGCTGGCTCTGTGTCAGGTCGGTCTCCCGGAGGAATACGTAGTGCGATGGATAGAATACGCCGTTGTCTTGGAGTTCCTTTGGGTTCTCGAGAAGGTAGATGTTGTATTTTACCACTCCGATGTAGTTGTCGATGATCTTAATTCCGGCGTTCTGGAATTTTCTGATACAGTGCCCGTAGGTGGGGTTTGGGAACTCTTTCCCTCATACCACTCCGTCCTGCTCCTTGTCATCGTTGTACGCCTTATTTCCTTGGTATCCGCATACGAGAGAGTACCCGTATGATAGGGCTGTGAAGTATTCCCGTGTCCCGGCTGTAATCTTGAACGACAAAACCTTTCGGTCGGGTCGTGTTCGATTCCAGTATCTTCGGGCACAGTCTACCGCTTGGTAGAAGCTCCATCCTTTCTGGGGGTCGAGCCCTTGGGATATTGCCTCCTCGCATATCTTGTTCAGCTCATCGTCCGTGATTGCCTCATTAAAAAGGTCGCATATTGCGAGGATGGAGCTGGTGATCGTGCAGGTGTAGGAATATCGTTTGTCCCGGGCCTGGTTCTTCTGATAGATTATGTCGTCCTGCTTGGCTCTCTGGGTAATCATGACGTTTACGTCTGTACCGATAGCACCGAGTACGAAGTCGCTCGGACTGGTGGTGGGGTCTAATCCACCGTATGTAGGTTGTAGCATAGGCTATTGTAGTGAAGAAATATGGAATACGATACCTCGGCAATACTTGTCTTCGTCCTCCATTATTTCGAATGTCTCGTGGGGAATATCGGTTTCATAGGTCCAAGAGTATCCGTCCTCGGCCCATTTCGCCTCGATCTTCTTGCATAGGTCTCGTGCATTTGCCTTATACGGGCAGTTCTCATCCTCGCAGGAGTTCTCATCGAATAGGTCGTCTTTTGTCAGGTATGCCGTTCCTCCGTTGTAGCATCCTACTTCGTCCCGGATTGCTCCACATATTGCCATATTGTCGTCTGATTGCCCGAAAATTATCACGAGTCCGTCATCCTTAGCTTGTTTCTCTTCGTCCGTTGTGAGTTCTTCTCGGTATTGTCTACCGTTCAGCATTGCTGCCATTTCTTGTGGTGTCATGGGTGGGTTGGTTATCAGATATTCTCCGTCCAAGACGGGGCTTCGTTTGGCTTGGGGATGTTCATGCCGAACTCTATAGCTCCCCATTGTCGTATCTTGGTCATTAGGTCCTCGAACTCTACGGTTGAAAGGGTGGTAGTGGATCGTGCGATGCTTAGGCTCTTTCGTTTATCCCATCGGAGTTTGATTTTCTCGGTCAGGAATTTCGACTTTACTATTTCGTGCATCTCATCGTCCTCGTATCCTGTATGTTCACTGAGTAGCTGGAGAACGAATCTATAGTATGCGTTCTGGTCTGAGCTCCGGTTCTTGTTCCATCGCTTCACTTCCCAGTCGTATACGCCGTTCTTTAGCTTCTTTATGTACGGTCCGAGGTCTGATTTCATGACTCCTTCCAATATTTGGATTTTCCCTTTCATAGAGTAGTTGGTTACGTATGATCCTTCATAAGTTCTTCGAGGAATGCTACCTTTGTCGTAAGGTATTTTTCTTCCTTCCTGACTTTTTCAAGTCGCTTCTCGTATCCTATCAGCTGCTGTTTCAAATGTAACATAGCATGGGATTAGGGATAAAATTCCCCCGGTAGGTGTACCTTTATCTTTCGAAGTAGAAATTTAAGCTACCGAGGGTCTTTTGTTATTCGGTCTCTTCCTCGTCAGCTTCCGCTTCGGAGTCGATTTCTTCCTGAGTAGGTACGTCTGGGTTAGTCCCAGTGACTTCCTCATCTTCTACGTTTACCTCTGGTTCCATAGGAATTGAAGTTATGATATAAAGTATCCTCCTACCGTGTTTCCACTCGCAGAGAGGGTGAGAATGGTGGAGTTGCACCAGTCTCACTCTTCCTGCGAAGAGTTATCTTGTTATGATCGCCCATATCCTTTCCCAGAATGTCGGTACGTGTGCCTTTTCTACATAGGGAATTACGGTTGCGGTGACGGTGACTGCTCTGGCGTAGTCGATTCCGTTGGTTCAGGCGTATATCAGGGCGAGAATTGCAAGTGTTCTTGTGGTCTTTGTCATGAGATAATAAGTGAATGATAAGTCTCTGTTTTCTCTGGGGTGTATCCTTCTAAAGTCTGGTAGAATTCTTGGTGAAATGTCTCTATGGCGTATGCTTCTATCTTTCGGTCTCCATCGAGCTTTTCGATGAATGGCCCGAATTCTTCCGTTGTGAGTCTTACTGCGTACATGG